CACCGTATCAATTTTAAGATGTTCCAAAGCACAATATATTTCGTTAACACTTAGTTTGCTTTCACAATATGTATTTGGTGCTTTAGTTGTACTAGTGGACCAATAAATTCGATATTTTTCAGTTAAATCTTTTTTAAACCATCTAATGGGAGTTAGAGTTCCTTCACACATAGTTTCTGGGACTTCTTTCCAACCCGGCCATATTGCTTTGAGTTCCAAATCGTTCATAATCAAATCTACTTGTCCTTTAGTATACCACAACCTTTCGGTTCTGTGTCCAAATTAATACCCTGTCCTTGATTGTCTGTTCTTGGACTTCCCTCATTTTTATTTTCAGTTTTTTGAAATGAAACTCTTTTGTATCTATTAGCAAATATGTCCGGACACCAATAAGATACAATCCAATTAATAGTAGGATTTAGTTCCATGTGTTTCTCAACACTGTGTTTCATAATACCTATTTGAATGTATCCATCGTGCATAATACATCCACCACTCTCTAATGAATAAAGATAAAGTGTTTTTATTTTTTCTTCTTTCACTCTATACCCATTCAGGTTTACGGTGAGGCAATCTCAAATAATTCTTAGATACCCATGGTTTAGATGCAATGTACATCTTATACGCTTCGATGGTACTTATATTCATATCAAACTTAAACTCCTCAGGCATGGCACGAACAAAAGGAGTAAGTTTTGAACGATGAATAGCATCTAATGGGAAGATTTTATTTGCATGTGCAAGAGTATGAAGACATGAATGAATTTTTCCATATCGATTAGAATACTCCTCACATAATGCAAGACCGTGCCGGATCAACCATCGGGCATTTGCTACCGTCTCATTTGCCCATACGGTGCAGGGGTGATTGCGGAAAGCACCCTTATCGGTCGCATACGGGGTTCCATCGGTCTTAGGAAGAGTTCCATACCCATGCCCCCATTTGTCTGAGGCAACGATAGAGAGGAGTTGACAGGTCTCCAGAGGCATTTTCACAATATGTTTATCTGGAAGCACTTGTGCCGACTTGACTGGACATTCATTTGTGACGAAAATGTTCATGTTAAAAATTTGCTAAAACTGATTGCCAGTAGGAACATAAGCATTATAACAACATCCCAAGATTTTGTCCGTATAAAGTAAGGAACTGAAATCATATCAGCAACAAAGTGCAATAAAACTCCAAGAGTTATATTGATATGAAGAACAACAAAATATGCAGTAATCACTAGGATACTACCAGTTATTCTCATTGGGACATCAACTTTGGTCATTTCAAAGGTCGAGTAAAGATTTCAGATACAATGTCTGTTGCACCCATTGCCTCATACATATAAGTCGCACCGGATCGTGGATTTGTATGGTCTCCACAGGTAAAAACATCACATACTGCCATACCATTCTCCGGCCATGTATGAATACTAATGTGAGACTCGGCAAGAAGTGCTATGGCAGTTACACCATGAGGATCAAACTTATGTGATGAAATATCTAATAAGGTGCTTTCAGATAGTGTTGCAGCATTTGAAAGCACATTGCGAATATGTGCTTCATCATCTAATAATCCATATGGACACCCTTTAAGGGTGAAGAGAATGTGTCTCATCCGAATGTCGAATCAGGTTCCAGAGCAATATAATACTTGAGATTGTGTTGTGTATTCGTGAATTGTGACAGAAGTTTAGAGGACACTACTACCTCATAGGCACCAGGAATAATCTTGATGTTTTCTACCTTAAAGTTAAATTCAAAATCATCACTGGTCTCACCAACAACAATGGCATACTCGTTAGAAGTATCGTTCTTCTTATCACGAACCACCAGTTTGATGACACCATTCTCACCAATGGCAGACATATCAGGCAGTTGATATACTGCTGCTGCTTTGGTCAATTTTTCAAGTGTTACACTATCCAACTGGAAGCATACATCTTGAGATGGTAATGTAATCTCCTTTTCTGGAGGAGCAATAATTACATTTGGGTCGGCAAAGAAATACTTCACACGACGTTTGCCTTCTTTGATACTCAAGTAACTGTCTTGATTAAAGTCAAGGTCAGGATCTTGATGAAGACTCAAACCGTTCAAGAATTGATTGAGATCATAAATTGCAAAGTCCCGTGGGAAGTCTTCTTTGATTTCTGCTTCGGCAAGAATATTCTTTGCCACAGAGATAGTACGAAGTTTGTTGCCTTGTTTTACAAGAATAGAGTTATTGATACCCGCAAAGTTCTTGAGGATAGCAAGTGCGTTGTCAGACAGTTTCATTGTTTGTTCTTTGAGTTTCATTATTATTGAGGATAGGTTTCACGTTCTGCATTCTTATCATTGAAATGCATCAGAAGAACAGCATAGTGAAGGATCTTCATTATATCACGACGTGCCGTGCCTTTCTTATCATATCGTGATGCATACTTAAGAATATTAGATCTACAGAATGGTTCACCATCTCCACAAGCTTCAATCAAATCCAATGTCTGAATTTTATCGTCACCAGCAGAGTAATGTTGCCTATAAGTTCCTCTAATATACTCAAGAAGTTCTTTTACAATCTCCTCCTCATTATATTTGAAAGGAGTTGCTGAAGAATTAGGAATTGTATCAGTCATATTTGGGTTATCAATCAAAAATTCATAATCACTATGTCCCCAAGGACGCATACCATCACCAATAGTTTCATCCATTTTTAAAATTTCATCATAAAGCATGGACCAAGAGTTAGTCATAACTTATTATATCAAGAAAAGTTGTGTACGTCAAGAGATTCTTTTTGCTGCTCTTCAGTAGGCATCACAAAATCAG